CTGCGCTTTTCGGTTTTTCGAAACCTACTCAAGGAGATTCACTAACCAAGTTTACTCCTTTAAGTGCAGCTGCTCATTCCCAGGTGGATGGTGATAGTGATGCAAGATCTCTTGCTTTCATTAGTCGCCCTGGAGTGAGTTCAATTGTTGGTCTTTCGGGTACTGATTATGATGAAATGGATTTTTCCTTCATCGTTAGAAAGTATGCTTGGTTTGATACTAAGACCTGGACGACTGCTGCAGCGGTAGGCAACCTCTTTACTGAGGTTGTTTCCCCTTATAAAGCTTTACCACTTGGTGGAGCGACACATTTCCAACCAGTTGCTTTTGTTGCTGAAATGTTTAGAGGTTGGCGAGGTTCTTTGAAATTTCGTCTTAAATTTGTCAAAACTGAGTTTCACTCTGGAAGACTTTCTATTCAATTTTATCCAACAACTACTACTACTCAGTATACTGGTGGTCCTCAATATGTTCACAGATGGATTGTTGACATTAGGGACACGAACGAAGTGGAAGTTATTGTTCCTTACATTTCTCGCCATGCATTCTGTAATGCTAGTATGGCTAATGGAATTGGGACTTTATCTATTGATGTCGTTGATCCTCTTGTGGCTCCCGCTACTGTTTCTGACACAGTTACTATTCTTTTAGAGATTGCGGGAGGAGATGACTTTGAAGTTGCTATGCCTAAGGCTTTTAACTATACTCCTACTTCTTTTTCGGCTCAGTCCGGTATGCCCAATACGAACCGTATCATGAGCGGTACTATTGGTGGCTCTGCGGTTAAGGCTGACCCAATTGTGGCTTCCTCGACTGCTATAGGAGACAAAGTTTCTAATTATAGAGCTTTATTAAAACGATTTACGCAGATAAGACCTAGTGTTACTGCTTTGACTAATACTCTTTTGATGAATTCACCCAGTGTCAGTATTTTAGCTGATGCGCTCCCTATCGTAGCACAAACTACTCCTGTGAATTATTATCACGCGGATATGCTTACGAATATAGCTTCCTGTTATGCCATTTGGCGAGGGGGTGTAAGATTAAGAGATGTTGTTGGTCGAGGTTACCTAGCGACTACTGCACATACGGCACCAATGAGAGTGTCGTTCCAGAATTCAGCCTATCCTGGTACTGCTTCGGCTATTCTGGTAAATTCGGCTAGTGGAACTGATTTCACTGCCATCGGAATCAATCATGCTGATGTAATTCAAGAAATTGATAAAAATGACATCGTTACGGTGGAAGTCCCTCAATATACTACCTGTTTTGGTAGAGCGGTTATTGATGTGATGACAGCACAAGATTCCGGAGCCACTGCATATGCTTACCAGGGCACTGCTACTTCTTCTGCAAGTAGTAGTTATGTGCAGTTTAATTTAGCTTTAGGTACGGCAAGTGTTATCACTCCTAAAGCAGGCTATCAATTACATAATATTTTCCGCGCCGCTGCGGATGATACTTCATTTCAAGGGTTCATTTCAGTTTTCCCTATGAAAGATGTATCTAGTGAAGTTGCCGCTTCACGAAGTTCTTTTAACTAAAACTGAAAAGGGAAGGGCGCACATGTTTATAGGTTTGTGTGTGTCAATTGGTCCCCCCCCAGTCCTATCTTGTTAGTTGGGTGTAGTCCGGGTCTAAAGTTTGGCCTTAATTAATTAAAACTCGTCCGAGTTTCTATTGTATTAGGGCTGCGGCCCGAAATACAGCAGCCTTCAAACAGGGGGTCTCGGATGTGATCGCGACCAGTGCCTATACTGGTTCGCGACTGTTTCTCTG